GATAAATGGGAATTCAAGTGGCTAGCGTTCCCTTCAAGGGTGCGTACCGGGTTTACTCCGACGAAGGCCCAAGAGGAAGCTACAAGCCAACTACAACAATCTGTTATTGCAACATCTACGAAGACGCGGTTCGGATAGCTGACAACTTCCGCTGCGAAGGAGGTTCGGATGTCCATGATCTGCAAGATGCTAGAGCATCAAACGACGACCCGGAAGGCGATAGCGTTCTGGACGCTGTGGTTGGCAGGGATGGTAATACTGTGGCTGACGTAGCCCCCCCTATCAGGAAGTTTCCGGGTTTCCGGCCGGTTTCCGGTAAAGCCCTAGAGAAGATAAGGAAGGACAAGGAATGAGTATGGAAGAGCGACGACACAGCGGCGATTGGACGTGGACGCAGCCTTACGGGGTTTATTGCCAGCTTGAGGGCGGCAGAACCGGCCCCGGAACCTACTGGATGAAAGGATTCACTACTAAAGAGTTGGCAGGAGGCTACGCCACCGCCGCCGACAAGATATTCAACATGCAGGTCACAATATGCGAACAGGAAATTTCAGAAGATGGCAAAGAAAGCCAAGACGAAAAGGGAAATAGCCTCGACGGTGAGCCTGTTGGACGCGATGAGCCTCTCGGAGTGCCAAGGGGTGCTGGACTTGAAGAAAGAAGCGTTCGTGTTCCCGTGCGGGCTGACGATAACGGAGAAATTGATACACCAGTCGATTCGGTTCAAATTGCTGGAAGCGAAGGGGATTCAGTTAGCGCACAGGGAGCATGACATAGCGCACGCAGATGGCGTAAAGCACGAATGGGTTATGACGCTTGAAGTTGGTGATGAGGGTAAAGACGGCTACCGACGGCTGGAATCGGCCTATGCGTCTGATATGGGGGCGCTCACGGCCACCACCCTTTCGGGAGGAGAGCCGGTAACTTGGGATTCGGGCATCACGGCAGACTACGCGGCTAGCGCGGTGACGGAGGCCCTAGAACGTATGCGCGAGGAACTAAGCAGGACAGTTATCCCCAAAAAGCGGCCTAAGTTCACAGGTCTTGTGAAAAGGGTTGCCGACCGCATCGACCAAGCGCGAACCGCCCTAGGTAAATTTGGGGTAGAGGTCGGACTCACTCCCGAAGAAAGCGCAGCGATTGCGGCCTACGGCTTGGGCAAGTTTGAAGAATGGTTTGGTAACTCAGTGACCTATGAACTCTCCGGGCTAGAAAAAGCTAAGGTGGTAGACTCCGCAAATGATGAAAGCTGACACATGGAACCGGGTAGCTAAGATAACGGCGCAAGAGGATTGCGTGCTATGCGCTCACATCCTCTCCGCTGTAAATATCTTTGACCCTAACTCCATCCCGTTTGATCTTTGCCGAGTCCACTCCCTGAGAGTGCTGTTCACGCTGGAACAGCATCAATGGACAGCAAAGCGAACCTTTGAGGGAGAAGAAGAGGTGATTATCAGAGATGGGTCGTCCCCGACTAGACAGGCCAAAGCCTAGTTCTTCTCAAGAAGTAAAACTCCGATGGGTGAAGGCTGCCGTCCCTGAGTGGTGGACGTGGCCTCGCGAACTTCGTCGCGCATACGTCCTTCTGGAATCCCACGGAGCATCAGAAGCGGGCATCGAGTCTATCGCCCGCTCCCTTTCACTTGATTTCAAGTTCATCAAAGAACTTATCGTGAAAACCCCTTCCTTTGCGGAGGCCGTTGACTACTACCTCCTTAAAGGTCAGTACCCGGACGCAAAGACGAACCACCCCTTACGGCTCTCAGAACTTCTATGGCTATTTAATAACGAATCAGCCGTTCTTTACCTCGTTGCGTTTGAGCAGGAAGTCTCCAAGGGAAAGATCGGCGCAAGCCACGCAGCCAAGATGATTCAAGAGGCTGGCTTCGCAGGTCAGGTCGAGACTGTTTCCTCAGACGGCTCCTCTGAGCCAGACGAAGAGAAATCTTCCGGCCTCACCACGTTTGAGGATATGGACTTAGAAGAAGCCCCAGACCCCGAACCAGACCCCGTAGATGAGATAGCCGCCCAGATAAAAAAACGTCGCCGCGATACTTCGGACTTCGGGTACGGAAAAGAATTTGAGTTCGATGAAGAAGAAGACGCAGAAGCCCTAAAGGCAGAAATGGCTGAACTAGATGCCGCGAGTGTATAAATATAAGCCTTCTCCTTGGCAAGCTGTAGCGCATAAAGCCGACGCAAAGATGAAGTGGCTCTGGGTAGGGAGGCGTGGGGGCAAAGGGCGATGGTCACTACAAGAGGCGCTAGCTAAGGCAGACGAGGCATCCCTCACGCCCTGCATCGTAGACGGAAGGAAGTCTACGGCTCTGGAAGCAGGGCTTACGCCAGCTATCCATATCTGGGTGGTAGCGCCTAACTATTCTCAGGCGACACAGATTTGGAATGAAATGAAAGAGTTCATCCCGCCCCACATGGTCAGAGGCTACAAGCCCGGTCAGGCAGGGGGGCGCGGACGCACGGGTTGGAATGAAGACAGGCTAAACGTATGGCTGGATTTCAAAGATGAAAAAGGAAACTGGCTTGAAGGCCGATGGAGGCCGTCCGTCTTCTGGGAGATTAAGTCAGCCGACAACTGGGAGTTGTTGCAGACAGTTGGACTCGACTTCCTCTGGCTCACTGAATCCCAAGACATCAGGGAAGAAGCGTGGAATAAGGTATCACCCGTCCTTAACTCGCCTTACCGATTCGGACGCGCTTGCATTGAAGGTATTCCTCCGGTTTCGCGAGGACACTGGTTTTCTAAGCGATTCAACTTCGCAAAGAAAAACCCGTCCAAGCTAAACCTAGCGATTGAAGCCACCAGCTTCGATAACGCATATCTTGATGACGAGCAGAAAGAGTCCATTCACGCCGAGCGTGAAGTGATGACTGAAGCTACTTGGCTCCGTATGTATATGGCTCAACAGCCGGAAGGGGGTGGTGGTTTCTTCCGCAAGGTGCAAGAAGCTGCGCGCGGACGGGAATTGATTGGCCCACGAAAGGGAAGGCGCTACGTCGCCGGACTCGACTTAGGCCGCATCAACGACTCGACAGTAATGATTATCAAGGACGCTCAGAGCAGAGAGAGCGTTGCTTATGTAGAGATGCTGAAGCGCGACTGGCAGCTTCAAAGAGAGGCTATTGTCGCTGAAGCTAGGAAATGGAAAGTTGGAGAGGTGCGGATGGACTCTACCGGAATGGGTGGAGACATCATGTTTGAGGACTTGAGTATTCTTGGCGTTCCGGTGAACGGATATAAATTCACCAGCGTTTCTAAGAAAAACCTCTTCGACACCTACGCCCTAGCCCTAGAAAAAGAAACGGTGAGTTTTCCTCCTGAGTGGAGCAAACTGGAAGACCAGCTAGAGAATCTTGACGTTTCAAACATAGGGATGGGCTACAAGTTTTCTCAGATTGATAACGGACACGACGATTTCCTTGATGCCGAGAGCCTAGCCCTCATGGCGTGCGACCCCCCAAACGACTACGCAGGGGGCGATGAAATGACGTGGAGCATAGCCGGAATGATTCCTATCGGGAACGCTCAACGCTCACAAAATGGTATTCTTGCTTTATCTCAACAAAAAGAAGAGCGTAAAAAAATGAGGGAACTTGAAGAAGAATTCCCCGACCTCTTCGTAAACGGTCAACCGAGAGTTTTATAAATGGTTCAGCAACAGGCCGTCCAAGGAAATAACTCACCGTCAGACCCGATGGCTGAGGAATTTACTGCACAGCTTTTAGCAGCCCCCACCCTTGGGGAGCCAGATTTTACGCTTGAATGGATTCGTCATCAGCTAGGCTCAGGTGGCGCTAGGTTCCGCTTCAGGAACTTCCACAAAATCTGCCGCATGATGGATACGTTCTATAACGGCGAGTTTGATTTCTACGTCCCAGAGGGCGGCGATAAAATAAATCTGGGTACGTTCAGGAGTGTTATCGACACCCTTGTAGCGCACTCCGCTCCCAGCTTTATTGATATTGACGTACCACCGCCCGGAGTCAGGGCCAGAGGCCGAGCCGAACTTATAGAAGAGTTCCTCACGGGCGCGCACCACATGCTTGAAGAGGGGACACCCTTCCGGCAGGACATTGTGAAGCACCAAGGGCTTTACGGCGTGGCGTGGGCCAAGATTTCTTTTGAAGCTACACAGTGGGGCAACTTCCCGCCTCCGCCCGCTGAAGGTGAGAGTAGCGCCGAGTACAAAGAGCAAATCAGGGAAATACTCAAAAAGAGGAACGTCACGTTCCCGATTTCAGCAGAGGCAGTAAACCCACAGGAACTTGTCTGGGACACAGCCTCACTTCGCCCCCGGTGGGTGATTCGCACTTACGAGACAGAGGCTTCATGGGTAAAGGCGCACTTCCCTCAGTGGGACGGGCTTCCTAGAGGCACGGTGCAATTTACAGAGGTGTGGGGAACCACGAACGTCGCTTACGTAGCTGACAACAAGTGGGCCATGCCGTCACGGCCTCACGGCTATTTGATAAACCCCCTACTGCCCCTTACGCCGAACATGGGGAACAAGACTATCGGGCGGAAGCCTGAAGATATGTACCAAGGCATCATCGTGAAGGGCGAACTCGATATGATTCGGGCGCAGTCACGACTGTTCTCGCAATACCTCACAGTCACAGGCAAGAACGCTTGGCCGGTTGATGAATTCAGTGGCCCTAGAGGACTCACAGAAGATGTGATGTCAGCGTATGAGACAAAGCCCGGCTCCCGTAACTACATGCCACCCGGCGTGGAGCGGAAGTCTTCGGATGTCTCCGAGGCTACCCAGACAGTAATAGCAGCGAAGGAGATGGCAGATGAGGCCATTGAAGAAGCAACTGTTCCGGCTGTTGCACGCGGGCAGCGACCTACTGGTGCCGCAAGTGGTTTTCATACCGCTGTTCTTGCGGGCATTGCGTCACTCAATTTTGGGGCGGTAGTTACCGCTACTCAGATTGGCTACCAGCAAATAAACAGCGTGATGCTCCATATCGTTGAGCATGTAATCCGCGACTCCGTGACTGTCTATGGAAAAACAATGGTCGGGACTCTGGATGCCAGAATCAAGCCATCCCAGATAAACGGTCACTACGTTTCTATTGTCAGGTTCTCTTCGATTTCTCCTGAAGAAGCTGAGAGAAAAACAAACCAGTGGTCAAACCTCTGGCGACTTGGCTGGGTAGACCACGCTACGTCCCTGAGAAATGGCGGCGTTCCTGCGCCTCTGAAAATTATTGCTTCACGTAAGGCAGAGGATTTGCAGAATGACCCGCAGGTTGCACAGGCATTTTCCCTACTGGCCGCACAGCGCATCCCCGTCTTGCAGAACGCGATTGAAGCCCTCGGAGGGGCTGAAGGCGCTCAGGCAGAAAGCACAGCGCAAAATATCATTGACACGCAGGGTGAGAACCAACTGCCTAACCCCGGCAACTTCCAGCAAGGGAATCAGCCGAACAGGGACTTGGGCGCTGAG